CTAAGACATGACCACGACAATACAAAACACGAATGACCTTCTTTCCTTTCTTGTGACCCAAGCCGAGTCCCGCAAGGACTGGTTTGGGTTCACACAACAAAGGATGACGGCGATTTCGTTGGCGCACGAGATTGCTGCGCGTCATGCCGACACGATGACTCCCGAGGAAGTCGTCGAGTACGCTATCGCAATCAACACGCAAATCTTCCACAAGATCATCAAGCCACAGTAGGTCATCATGGCAGGCTTCACATTCAAGTTTGAAGGTCTGTCGGATGTCTTGCAAGTGTTCGATGAACTTGCCCGAGAGATCGGGGATAAGGAAGCGCGAAGTAAGATTTTGATTCCTGCGACCAAAAAGGCAATGCAGCCTGTTTTGGGCATGGCGCAACAAAATGCCCCGGTAGACACCGGCGGTCTTCGCTTGTCTTTGCAAGTCGAAGCGCGACGCCCGAGCCGAAGGGATCGTCGCTCTAAGTATGTCAGCAACACCGATACCGTAATCGCTGTTGTAACTACCGCTTCCGGTCGCAAGCTCAAGCAAATGAGCGAAGGCAAGGGGCTAGAACGCTCACGCAAACGTCTAGCCAAAATGGGCATGGAGCAACAGGACGCATCTCGATTTATGGGTGTTGACTCCGATGCGCGAGCGATTGCTCAGGAATTTGGCACTGCTCGCAATCCTGCACAACCATATTTGCGCCCATCATTAGAGAATAATGCAATGGTAGTTGCCAATGATCTTGGACAGACATTGGCAACACAGATCAATAAATACAAGTCAAGGAAAGTCAAGAAATGAGCAAGATTGCAGCGGCTCTCGGTGAGTCATACCAAGCCAAGCGGGAAGAACTCCGCATTCGCAAGTTTGAACTTGGAGGGCACACCTTCAAGGTCAGGGTTCCGGTCGTCGCTGAGACTGATGCCATTTTCAAGCGCATCAACGAACCCGACGAAGCCAAGATTCAAGAACTGTTTGAAAAGCTGTCAAAGCCAATTCTTGAATTTAAGGACGACGCCGAAAAGACCGGCTTTGAATTCACCGAGGACGACATTCTGATTGAGGGCAAATCAACCCGGCAGACTGTCCGAACCCAAGTGATGACGCAAACGCGCATCACCGAATTCATCAAGCTGCTTGTCCCTGTAGAGGGCACGATGGCAGACATCACCTACGAGGACATCGAAGCGGAATTCCCGATGTCCACGCAGCTTGCCCTAATTGAGAAGATTGCCGAAGTCATCTCCCCGAACTACCGGGAATCGCGGGGAAACTGACACGCTCGTTGAAGAAACAGGTAGAGGCGGCAATGATCTTCAACGGGCACACACAAGACTCAATTGCTGCCATTGACTACGATGTGATGGGCGATATACAAACCATGTATTCCGACGGGATGCTTGGCAATCACAACGTCATCTACCTGTTGGGGTCGCTTGTCTCGGGCGTTTTCAACTACATGAGATCGGCCAACGCGCAGCCGTTTTCGCTTGAGAAAGTTCTTGGCCCCGCATACGATTACATCTATCCCCCGCTAACCGAGGAACAGAAGAAGGCTCAAGCCAACGAGCAGCTTCTGACCTTTATGACGATGGCACCGGGCTTCAATAAAGAAAGGTTCAAACGTGGCTAACATGATTGCACGCTTGGGCGTATTGCTCGGGCTGAACACCGCCGAATTCAATCAGGGTCTTGCTCAATCGGGCAAGAAGATGGAAGAGTTTGTCGGCAAGGCAAAAGGCATGGCAACGGTGGCAGCAGGCGCGTTCGCGGCCATGACTGCCAAGGCAATGTTGTTTGCTGACGAAGTTGCTGACGTGGCAGCGGCAAACGATGTGGCGATTGATACCGTCATCAAGCTACAGAATGCCCTAGCCAACTCAGGCGGCAAAGCTGAAGACGCAGGCAAGATGTTTGCCTCGTTCACTAACTATGTGGACAAGGCCGCAGAGGGATCGTTTGAGGCGCAGCGCAACTTTGCCAAGATTGGCGTTTCGCTCAAAGACCTTGAATCTCTGACGAGTCAGCAGCTTTTCCTGCGAACCATCCAAGGTCTTGCCGAGATTGAAGACCCGCTGACACGCTCCGCAAAAGCAATGGAGTTGCTCGGTAAAGCGGCAAAGGGCGTAGACATCGCGGGCGTTGCCGAAGGCATCAACAAGGCCAACGACGTTACAGAGAAGCAAGCCAATGCGATCAAGTTGCTTGCCGATTTCTACGACAAGCTCGGTCAGGCAAGTCGCAACCTAACGCTTAACTTTGTTGACTTCTTAGAGCCTGCGCTTCGCAAGATCAACGAAGCATTGGACAAGATGAGCCAACACGCCAAGTCAGGCACGCTCATCCAAGGATTTTTCGGCACGCTCAAGAAAGACTTTGCCGAGATTCAAATCACGGCGGCAAAAGACGAAATTGCCGCAATGGAAAAGCTGCTTCAAGACCCGAACGTGTCGGCGTTTTGGAAGGGCACCTATCGGGAGAGGATGAAGGAAGCCCAAGATCAGCTTGCCAAGTGGCAACCGATCCTTGCGGCGATGAATGGCGAACTCAAGAATATGCAATCGGGCAGTTCGCAAGCCGGTGCCGGTCGCGGGTTTATCAATCCCCCCTTGGTCACCGGGCCTTCCGGCCCAAAGATTCGAGATGTAAAGCCGGGCATTGACCCTGAAGAAGAAAAGCGCAAGCGAGAAGAGGAAAGAGAAATCAAGCGACGCGGCGAAATGGCTGCAAAGGCGCATCGTGCCCGCATGGAAGAGCAGAAAGATATAGACGATGCGACTGTCGCATACATAAATTATGTGCAGGCAATCAAGGAGTACGACGAGGCTCAGAATCGCGCATTGACTACTGAAGAGCGTTTGACCAATCTTGAATTGCAGCGCAGCAATATGCAAGAGTACAACTATCAATTTTTGCGCTCAAGCATTAGTTTGACTGCTGAACTTGCAGAAGAACATAGAAAACTGAGCGAAGCCTCTCTTGCCCCCAAGGATCGTGAAGATGCTGAAAAGCGTTTGAATGAACTCTATCAGCGTAGGTTGCAATTGCTTAACATGATTCGAGAAGAATCAGAAAAAGCCAACCAAGACATCGGCGTGTTTGAAGGCTTCAAAAAGGCAGCAGGCGACTTCTTCAAAGAATTCCCTAAGGACATGGAAACCGGCGCAATGATGTTCGGTTCGCTTATGGGCAACATGACCCGTGCGCTTGACGACTTCGTGCGTACCGGCAAGCTGAACTTCAAAGAGTTTGCTCGCAGCATCATCCTTGACATGATTGCCATTCAACTGAAGGCTTCGGCCATGAAGCTGTTGGCAAGCGTCTTCGGCTTTAACCTCCCCACGCGGGCAATGGGCGGCACGGTTACGGGCAACTCTGCCTATCTCGTGGGTGAGCGCGGGCCTGAACTGTTTGTGCCCCGCATGAGTGGCACCATCATTCCGAATCACAATCTGCAAAGCGCGGGCGCGTCAACCAACATCACGAACTACAACATCCAAGCGATTGATGTGAAGTCGTTTGAGCAAAGGTTACTTGGTAGTTCTAAAGCAATTTGGGCGGCGAATCAGTACGCGCAAAAAGGCTTGGCTGTCACGCCGGGGAGAATGTAAATGTCGTTTCAGACCATCGTTGACATTCAGCAGTCGATGACTGTGAACAACCGGCGCACGGTCGGTCAGCAAGTCACGCGGGGTGGGCAGATCAGGACGGCGCAGTACCTTACTTCCGTTCCTTGGGTCTTCACCATCGTCCCGCACAACTACCTGTATTACCCACAGGCGCGAGATGTGATTCAGACCATCGACAACCTCGACCGACAGACGGCGGCAAACATCACGTTCAGCGGCACCACGCTTTCTTGGTTCACCGAGTACAAAGGTGGATTAACCGCAGGGCAGGCTGCGGCGCTGACACTTGCTTCGGTTCCTGCGGCAAACTCGCAAACCATCTCAGTGGGCAATCTCCCCGCCGTCGGCGCGGGCACGGTTGTGTTTGCGGCGGGCGACTTCCTGCAACTCGGCAGCTACGTTTACAAGGTCACGCAACAAGTCTTGCGCGGCGGTAGCTCGACGGTATCGGTCAACTTGCACCGCCCCGTTATCGGCACGCCTAGCACGGGCACCCTCACGGCCGTCGGGTCTGCGGTCTACTTTCCCGTGTATGCGGAAGTCTGCCCGACCTACTCGCTCACGCCGATGACCAATGGCGCGTTTGTGAACTGGGATCAACCGTTCGTGTTCCGGGAGAACGTCGCGCCATGAGTACCACGATGAACGCGCTGAACAGCGCAAACATTCGACACGCTGAGTTTGTCAGGATGGTAGTTGGCAAGACATCGCCAACGACCTACACATTCTGCAACGCGGCTGCGCCTGTCACGATCAGCGGAATCACGTTTTCGGGGATGGGGTCGCTTCTCGGAATCGGTCAGGTCGAGCGCAACATCAAGTCAACCTCGACCGACATGATGGTGTCGCTGACCGGCATCAACCCGGCCAACGTCGCGCTAATCCTAAGCGCAGACATCAAAGGAAGCACAGTCGAAATTTGGCGCGGCTTCCTTGACTCTGACAATCAGATCATCACCACGCCAACGCAGCAGTTCTTTAAACGCTACCAAGGCATCGTTACCAATGTCTCAATTACCGAGGATTGGAACGACGAGGTACGAAGCAGGATTGCCACTTGCTCGATTTCCTGCACCTCCATGAAGCGGGTGCTAGAAACCTATGTGGCGTCTTCCAAAACGAACAAAACAGTTTGGCAGGATCGTTACGCGGGCGACACCTCAATGGATCGTGTCGATGCGATTTCTAGCACCTACTTTGACTTTGGCAAACCCGCATCGGGTGGCGGCGTGGCAAGTCCGGGCGGCATCAACGGCGGCAACGGAGGGTCTACGGTTCCGCGAATTGAATACGAAAATATCGGCGAATGATCAGGGAAGCAAACAAGTTCGACATAGATGCTTGCGTCGAGATGATGCGGCAATATGCGGCAGAGTCCCCGATCATTAAGCTAAGAGACAAGACACTACACGACGAGCAACACATACGCAGCCTGCTTTCCTCGCTCATCATCGGTCGCGGCTTTGTCCTAGTGGACAACGAATATCGCGGGATGGCAGCGGGGATCGTGGTGCCGAATGTGTGGTGCCCCGAGGTTAACGAAGTCAGGGAACTAGCTTGGTGGGTCGCGCCCGAGCATAGGAACACAACGATTGGCGGCAAATTGTTTTTGGCCTACAACAAGAAAGCACAAGAATTGATTGATCAGGAACGGGCAGAGGTTGTCATCATTTCGCTGATGCCTCAAAGCCCTAAGATTGATCTTGAAAGCCGAGGCTTTAAGAAAATCGACTCGACGTACTGCAAGGAATAAAAAATGGTCGGAACAATGATTGCCGCCGCCATCGTCGGCGCTACAACGGGAATCGCATACTACGCGACCGCCTTTGCGATCAACTACGCGCTGTCCTACGTCGTCACCCGCACATTCGGGGCAAACAAGGCGCCCAACCAAGTTGATCCCGGCTCACGTCAGCAAATCCCCCCAAGCGCAAACAATCCGATCCCGATTGTCTATGGCGATGCGTGGCTAGGCGGTACGTTCGTTGATGCGGTGCTGTCCACCGACAACAAGACGATGTATTACGTCTTAGCGATCAGCAACATCTCACCCGATGGTCAGTTCACCTATGACCGTACGCAGTTCTACTACGGCGACCGACTCGTCACCTTTGACGGCACTGACCCCACCAAAGTTGTCTCCCTGACTGACGGCGCAGGCAACGTAGACACCAAGATTTCGGGCAACCTTTACATCAACCTCTACACCTCCAACGCGGCGGGCACGATCATCAACGTGACCGGCTCTGCCCCGAGTGTGGTGATGGGTGGTTCAGACATTACGCCTAGCCTGCGGTGGCCTAGCACTCCAACGCGGCAAATGAATGGTTTGGCATTTGCCATTGTCAAGCTCACCTACAACAGCGAAGCGGGCACGACGGGACTTCAGCCCCTGACCTTCAAGGTTTCGCATTACCTCAAGAGCGCAGGCGCGGCACGCCCCGGCGATGTGCTTGAGGACTACCTGAAGTCGGATGTGTATGGTTGCGCGGTTCCTATCGGCAACATCAACACCACGGCTTGTGCGGCGCTAAATACCTACTCTGACCAACTGATCACATACATCCCCTACACGGGCGGGTCTACTACCCAAGCTCGGTATCGGATCAACGGTGTGCTGAACACGGGCGAGAACGTCCTAAGCAACATCGATCGCATTCTCACGGCTTGCGACTCTTGGCTTGCGTACCAAGAAACCACGGGTCAATGGATGCCGGTGATCAACAAGGCAGAGTCGTCATCTTTCTCGTTTAATGACTCCAACATCATCGGTGAGCTTCGGGTAAGCATCTCCGACATCACGCAGAGCATCAACCAAGTCGAGGCCACGTTCCCGTGGAAAGGCAACAAGGATCAGCCCAACCTGATTTTCTTGGAAACGCCAAGTGTGCTGATGTACGCGAACGAACCTGCCAACAAAGCAACGGTGACGTTCGACCTGATCAACGACTCGGTGCAAGCGCAGTACATCGCCAACCGGATGCTTGAGCAAGCGCGTGAGGACTTAATTGTCACGTTCTCGACCGCATACCCCGGCATTCAGGTTGACGCGGGTGATGTCATCAGCATCACAAACAGCGACTACGGTTGGACGAACAAGCTGTTTCGCGCCATCAAGGTCAGCGAAACAACCCTACCCGACGGCAACCTTGGCGCACAGATTGAATGCACAGAGTACAACGCCGACGTATACGACGATCAGAACATCACGCAATTCACGCCATCGCCTAACAGCGGGCTTTCCTCCGCGTATTTCTTTTCCGCTCTTGCTGCTCCGACGGTCAGCGATCAACTGCCTTCGGCTGCGGTTCCCTCGTTTAGCGTCACTTGCAACGTGCCAAGCTCAGGCCGCGTCACAAGCATCACGCTTTTCTATACGACCTCCGCGACGCCTTCGGCTTCGGATTGGAAGGTGTGGGGCACGGAGTATTCAGCCAACTCGCAGACCTTCGCGCCCTCGCTTGCGTTCAAGTTCACCAATGTTTCGCTTCCTGCGGCAACTTACTACTTTGCGTTCAAGGTCGCAAACGACGTAGCAACCTCGCAGCTTTCGACCGTTTCATCGGCGTTTGTGTGGGCACCTGTCTCGCCTTCGGGCGTCAAGACTGCGATTGCGTATCTCTATCAATGGGCGCTTACTCAACCCGGCAACCCGTCGGGCACTAGCACGTTCACATGGGCAACCGCGACAAACTCGGGCTACACCGGCGGCAATGGGTGGCAGACGATCATCCCGGCCAACCCCGGCACGGCGGGATTCTCTCTGTGGGTCGCGGCAAAAGAAGTATCTGAACCGGGCGCTGTCTTAACCACTACGATCAGTTGGACTTCGGGCTTTAGTGTCTACGCGCAGTCAACAAACGGCGCAACAGGCCCGACAGGGCCGACAGGCCCAACAGGGCCGACCGGAAATAAAACGGCAAAGGCTTCTGTTTATCAATGGGCCGCAACCATTCCGGCAGGCCCAACGGGAACCTCAACGTACACATGGTCTAGCGGAACATTTACGCCCAATCCTGCGGGGTGGTCTAGCTCAATCACAACCTCGCCAAGCGCGGGCTTTACGCTTTGGGAGGCGTCTGTATCTCTGATTGATGTGGGGACTGCCACGACAACCACAATCAATTGGACAACGGCAAGCATCATCGCAGCGGGATATGCCGGTAACACAGGCCCAACGGGATCGGCAGGGTCAAGCGCACGCATCTGTTTTGCGCGAGTGCCTAGCAATCCTTCCCCTGTTGCCGGAAACATCACCACTACCGGGTCTGCGTCATTTCCAAGCAGTGCCCAATCGCTTGCGACTTGGGGATTTGCTGCAACGTGGGGCGCAAGTGACCCGAACCCGTCTAGCACTGATTCCTTGTATCAATCGGACGGCATCTACGATCCGACAACCGGAAACACGGTGTGGTCTACGCCGTACATCTCAAGCCTGAAGGTCGGCACGCTGTCGGCTATCACGGTCAACACGGGTGCGCTGACAGTTCAAAACACTTTGACAGTCAGCAACACCGGCAACATCCAAGGCGGGCAAACCGACTACAACACAGGCACCGGCTTCTTCCTTGGCTATAGCGGCGGCGCTTACAAGTTCAGCATTGGGTCATCGTCTGCGTCTTTGCTTTGGGATGGGTCTGCCCTTAACTTGACCGGCGCAAGCAACCTAAACATTGGCGGCACCGCAAAGTTTTCAGGCAACAACACTTCACTTGGGCAAAACACAACCGTATGGGTTGAAGGTTCTGTAACGACTTCCACAAGTCTTTTGGTTCAGAACTCATACCCCAGTGGGTATTGCATACAAGCCAATCACCTTGGGTCATCTTCATCAGGCAATCAAGGTTCAGGAATTTATGCTTACGGTGCTGTCTATGGAATAACCGGATCGACCTCAACTTCTGCTGTCGGTCAAGCGGGTGTTGATGGTTACTCTTATTACGGCAAAGGTGTATACGGCAATTCCTTTTCGGGTTGGGGTGGCTATTTTGAGTGCAACACCTTGGCGCAAGGCTTGTACGCAAGCGGCATTCAACTACCTCAATCGGGCGAACTTCGATGGAGAACTACGGGCGGCGGTATTGGTGCGTATGCCTACACAGATGGCAATGATGCGCTTTATTTAGTTTCAGGCGCTTCGGGATCGGGCAATCCTAAAGCCGTGCTTTTTGGCACCAAAGGAACCGGACGCGCTCGGGTAGAAGATGTATTCCTTCGGCCTGAGGTAGATAACTCAATGACCTTGGGCGCGGCGTCTTTTCGATTCGTGGATGTGTACGCGGTCAGTGGCTCAGTCAATACCTCGGACGAACGGGAAAAGAACATCCTTGGTGACAACCCTCTTGGGTTGAACTTCATCAACAAGCTGCAAACCATCCAATACAAGTGGAAGGTGGCGCAGGCTGCGGTCAAGGAAAACGTCTATGACGATGAAGGCAACTTGACGGGCGAACGCGAAATACAACCGGCTCGGGAGGGCGTGCGTACTTTCCACGGATTGAGTGCTCAACAAGTCAAGGCGACCTTAGATCAGCTTGGCGTGGATAGCTTTGCGGGATGGGTCTTGGCAGACAAAGACGACCCAAACAGTCTTCAGGGTTTGCGCTATGGCGAATTCATTGCCCCACTGATCAAAGCAATCCAAGAACTTTCACAAGAAGTTGCTGACTTAAAGGCAAAGCTACCCTAAAATTTGGCAAGACAAGACACACTTCGTAGCCCTGCGAGTCAGCGGGGAGCGTCACAACCCGAGTTAGGGGAAACCATGAGTGTCAATGCGCTTCCCCGCGTAGGGAAGCAAAATGCCCAAGTTCAATAAGAACGTCATCACCCAAGTCAGCGGGTTTGACAACGCCCTTCTGTCGGGTGAGTTGGTTTGGAACCAAAAGACTTATTGGAACCTTCAGCTTAAAAATTGCGGCACTATCGTTGATCTGACGGGTGCCACAATTGCTGCGTCTATCGTTCGACGAACGGTGACCAACCTGATAGACACCCGCAACGGGCTGTCTTTTGATGTGGGGGACTACACCCCAACGCCAACGCCGGTCAACCTGACGATCACCAATTTCGTCCCGGCTAACGGCTCGTTCACGCTTGTGATTGATGACTCTACTTGGAGTCTGATCAACAGCGATCCTGAACTGTCAATCAACGCCAACGACCCCGTGGCCTTCACGGGTCGCATCAAGATTTCCATTCCGGTGCAAGGAACAAACCCGGCTCAGGATTGGGTCATCTTCCTTTTCTTCCTCGTGCGCTCCGATGGAGTGATTAAGGTCTGATCATGCAAGTCTTCGTCGAGAATCCCAATACCATCGTCATTGATGTCGATCAGGGCCGTCAGGGTCGCGGCATTTCAAACATCACTTACACCGAGGTAAGCGGGCAATACTTCCTCATCGTCACCTACACCGATGGAACCACCGAAACGCTCGGGCCTTTGGTGGTCACGGGCGGCGCGGCTTTCCTGTTGGGTGGCACGACCGGCGCACTTCCCTATCAAAGCGCACCAAATACCACGACCTTCCTGCCCATCGGCACGGCCAATCAGGTTGTCGTTGCGGGCGCTTCTGCCCCTCAGTACACCTCAAACCTCACCGGCCTGACGGTCAATAACACGCCTGTCGGCAACACTACGCCTTCGACGGGCGCGTTTACCAATTTGTCGGCCTCGGGCACGTTTGCCCTGACCGGCGACCAAGTTCAGATTTCCGAAGGCGGCACCGGGCAGACCACGGCCAATGCAGCTTTCAACGCTCTTGCTCCCTCACAGACCGGCAACGCAGGCAAGTACCTCAAGACGGACGGTACGAATTCCGCGTGGGATCAACTTGACATCTCGACTGCCGACATCACCGGCACGCTTCCGATTGCTAATGGCGGCACGGGGGCAACGACCGCATCGGGCGCACGGGCTAACCTGAGTGCTGCGGTTCTTGGCACAAACAACGACATCACTTCGATGACCGGGGTGACGGGCGGCATTAGCTCGCCTGACTTCGTGCAGTTCGACACGACCGCTGCTGCAACTAACGCAGTTGGCAAAGTCTATTGGGACGCAGCGCAAGGCACGCTTGATGTTGGCCTGCTTGGTGGCAACGTCGTCACGCGCATCGGTCAAACCCTTGTGGCGTTTGTAACCAACGCCGAAGCTGTCACCATTACTAAGGGTCAGGTGGTCTATCTGTTCGGCGCTCAAGGCGACCGGGCAACCGTCAAACTTGCCTACAACACCTCTGACGCGACTTCTGCCAAGACGTTTGGCGTGGTGGCTGAGAACATCGGGCCTAACCAAACCGGCTTCGTGATGTGTCAGGGTGTCCTAGAAGGATTGAACCTCGGCGCATTTACCGCAGGCAACACCCTGTACCTCGGCGCTACTCCCGGCTCACTCACGGCCACAAAGCCTGCCGCACCGAATCACCTTGTGTATGTTGGTCTTGTCGAGCGTGCGAACCCCGGTAATGGACAGCTCTACGTCAAGGTGCAGAACGGCTATGAGCTAAACGAAATCCACGACGTACAGATCATCACGCCGCAAAACGGACAGACGCTGATCTATGACGCGACTACCTCGCTTTGGAAGAATGCCAACCTGACCGCAGGATCGGGCATCAGCGTCACGAACGGCGCTGCGTCGATCACCGTGTCCAACACGGGCGTTTTGTCGTTTAGTGCAGGCACGACCGGCCTGACGCCTGCCACCTCGACTACGGGCGCAGTGACCCTTGGCGGCACGCTGAATGTGGCTCACGGCGGAACAGGGGCTACGACTGCTTCGGGCGCTCGGACTAACCTCGGGTTGGGAACGATCTCAATTCAAGACGCCAACAATGTTTCAATCACCGGCGGCACGATCACGGGTATCACCGACCTTGCCGTGGCCGATGGCGGCACAGGTGCGTCCAATGCTCCCGATGCTCGGACTAACTTGGGCGCTGCGGCATCTGCCACAACGATTACCGCAGGCACCGGATTGACGGGCGGTGGCGATCTGTCTGCCAACCGCACCATCTCTATCGCCAACACCACGGTTACCTCGGGTTCCTACGGCTCGGCTTCCGATACCCTGACGGCCACCGTCAATCAACAAGGCCAACTGACGGCGCTCGCCTCGACGCCGATTGCGATTGCCAACACCCAAGTTTCGGGCCTTGGCACGCTTTCGACGCAGAACGCCAATTCGGTCGCCATCACGGGTGGTTCGATCAACAACACGACCGTGGGTGCTGCGACCCCCTCGACGGGCGCATTCACCTCGGTGGCCATGACCTCGGGCACGGTCACCACGACCCCCGCAAGCGCAACCGACATCGCAAATAAGCAATACGTCGACACGCTGATTTCGAGTGGCATCACCTACCACGCCCCGGTCAAATATGAGGTGCCCAACAGCACGGGCAACCTCAACGCGACCTACAACAATGGAACCGCCGGTGTCGGCGCGACGCTGACGAACGCAGGCACGCTTGCAGCATTCACGCCCGATGGGGTGGTGGCGCAGGCGGGTGACCGCATCCTGATCTACAACCAAACCAATGCGTTTGAGAACGGCGTCTACGTTGTCACCACGGTTGGAAGCGGCTCGGTTGCATGGGTGCTGACTCGCGCTTCTGATGCAGATACTTACGCGCTCAAGAGTCCAAACAGTCTTGGCGAGGGTGATGCCTTCTTCATCCAAAGCGGAAACACGGGCGCGGGCGAAACCTACGTCTGCAACACGCAAGGCACGATCACGTTCGGCACCACCCCGATCACCTTCGTGCAAGTCTCTGCCGCACAGGTCTACAGCGCAGGCACGGGCCTGACGCTCTCGGGTACGCAGTTCTCAATCACCAACACCGCAGTCACGCCCAACAGCTACGGCTCTGCTTCCGACACGCTTACTGCGACCGTTAACGCACAGGGTCAACTGACTGCGCTCGCGGCCACGCCGATTGCCATTGCGAATACGCAAGTGTCCGGCCTTGGAACGATGTCCACCCAAAACGCGACGAACGTGGCGATCACGGGCGGATCAATTACCGGCATCAATGATCTTGCGGTTGCTGACGGTGGCACGGGCGCGTCTGACGCCTCGACCGCACGCACGAACCTTGGTGCTGCGGCTTCAGCCACGACCATCAGCGCGGGTACAGGTCTGTCGGGTGGCGGCGACTTGTCGGCCAATCGGACTATCTCGCTTGCCAACACCACGGTTACTGCTGCGTCTTACGGCTCGGCATCGTCGGTCGGCACGTTTACGGTCAACGCTCAAGGCCAACTGACTGCGGCATCTTCCACGCCTATCGCCATCGCCAACACTCAGGTGTCGGGGTTGGGCACGATGTCCACCCAAAACGCCAACAGCGTTGCGATCACGGGCGGCAGCGTTGACGGCACGACTATCGGCGGCACGACTCGCGCAGCGGGATCGTTCACCACGTTGACGCTCACAAATGCTCTTGGCATTGCCAACGGGGGCACGGGGCAAACGACTGCCAACGCAGCATTCAACGCCCTTGCGCCTTCTCAGACGGGCAATGCCGGGAAGTATCTGACCACTGACGGCACGAATACTTCGTGGGCAACGAACCCGCTAGGCACGGTGACTTCGGTTGATGTGTCGGGCGGCACCACGGGCCTGACCACTAGCGGCGGGCCGATCACCTCTAGCGGCACCATCACCCTCGGGGGCACGCTTGCCACCACGAACGGCGGCACGGGCCTGACCTCTTTCACAGCCAACGGTATTGTCTATGCCTCATCCACGAGTGCGCTGACCACGGGGAGTGCGCTGACGTTTGATGGGACGACGCTGAACACCAAAGGTCAGTTTAGGGTCACCGACAGCACGAACGCCGCCAATTACCTTCTGTTTGGTTCTGGGGCAAACGCGCCTCGTGGTGGAAATTCCATTACCGCGCAAACATCAACATTTGTGTTTGGTACGGAGACAGATAACCCAAACATCTTCATCGTCAACGGCACCGAACAAATGCGCCTGACTAGCAGCCTGCTGTCAGTCGTACCCGGCGCAACGATTCAAGGACTCACCGTAGGCCGTGGCGCGGGTGCTGTGGCTACCAACACTGCGGTGGGTGCGAGTGCGTTGGCGGCGAATACAACGGGCGAGCGTATTACAGCGGTCGGCAATAACGCTCTCTTGTCAAATACCACAGGCAACTATGCTGTTGCTGTCGGTTGGGAGGCGCTTCGTTCGAACACGATAGGCGATAGAAACCACGCGTTTGGCTACGCCAGTATGTATACCAATACAACTGGTAACTACAACACTGCTGTCGGTTATGGGGGGCTTTACGCCAACACGACTGGCGGCAATAACAGTGCCATTGGTTATAGCGTGCTAGGAGCCAACACTACCGGCTCTAACAATACCGCTGTTGGAACCGACTCCCTCTACTTCAACACCACCGCTTCAAACAATACTGCTGTTGGTTATCAGGCGGGGTATAGCAATACGACGGGTACAACAAGCGTATTTTTGGGTCGGCAAGCGGGTTACTCCAACACTACAGGCGCAAACACTCTGATTGGCGATCAGGCAGGCTATTTCATTACCACTGGTACAGGTAATGTAGGTGTTGGCCGATATGTTTTGAATGCAATTAGTGGAACAAATACTGGCAACTATAATGTTGCGGTTGGTGACAATGCACTTAGTTCCAACACCACCGGCAGTAGCAACGTCGCAATTGGTCACGCGGCCCTCTACTCCAACACCACCGCCTCTAACAACACTGCTGTAGGGTATCAGGCGGGGTATGGCAATACGACGGGGGCCGACAACACATTCCTTGGTCAACTCGCAGGCTATGGCGTAACCACGGGCAGTAGAAACACGCTCGTAGGTTTCTACACCGGGTCGCAAATGACCACGGGAACTTTCAACACCTTCATCGGAACGCAGGCGGGTCAGGCGGTCACTACTGGTGGCAAGAACACCATCCTCGGCACTTACTCCGGCAACCAAGGTGGCCTCGACATCCGCACGGCAAACAACTACATCGTGCTGTCGGATGGAGATGGGAATCCGCTTATCTCCACAAATGCTTCGCGCTCTGTTGCGCTGAATGGGGCTGTGCCGCAGACCGGCACCGGCATCACCTTCCCCGCCACCCAATCCGCATCCTCTGACGCGAATACGTTGGATGACTATGAGGAGGGGACTTGGACACCCGGATCATCTGCGGTAACAGTGACCGTAAATGAGGCGAGGTATACAAAAATTGGTCGTTTTGTTCATGCTTACGCTTATGTTGAAATCAATAACACAAGTGGTGGCACATTAAGCGGCCTCGCATGGACTGGTCTTCCGTTTAATTCGCTTGGCTACGGCCCTGCAACTCGCTATTACAAAGCGGGAACCGGGAGCACAAACACTCAGATTTGGGGCGGCGATAGTTACACCGAATCTGGCTCAACTCAAATCATTGACAACAACGATGTTGGCTCAGGGATTAGCCAAATCATGATTTCTGCAACTTACTTCGCATCTTAAAAGGAAATTATCATGGCTAAATTTGAAGAAAAAACCTACATCTCTCAATTCGACATCCAACCCAACGGGTGCATTGGGGTTCGCAAGACCACCGATGTCCTGAAGGATGGCACCGTCATTTCGTCAACCTACTGGCGTTGCGTCCTCGCGCCCAACGACCCGCAGGCATCCACGGTGCTGAATGAGGCTTACTACCTCAACATCGCCAACTACGCTTGGAGCCAACCGTCGCCCCAACCGTATGACCCGAATCCCCCAACCCCCGGAGTTTGAACATGACTGAAACCCCAACCGCTGAAGAAATCGCACGCCACTACAGCGCCGCGATGGACAGCGTGAACCTGCTGAACGCCGGTAAGTCCGAAGGCATGGACGATGCTGAATGGGCGGATTGCGTCAAGCGCAACGTCGAGCATTTGAAGATTATGGTCGCCAAAGACTTCATGCAAGACCAAGACCTTGATCCCCTGAACGCAGCCATTTCCGCTAACGAATAAGGAAACGACAATGAACGACAAGACTGAAATCAAGCTGACTCTGCAACTGGTCAACGCCATTCTTCAATACTTGGGCACCCGCCCATATCAAGAGGTGTTCCCGCTAGTGGCAGAGATTCAGAACCAAGCAACTCCGCAAGTCCCGGACGTAACACAGGAACCCACGGTGCAGTGATGGAATCGCAAGTCTTTATTAACAGCATTTTTGGTGTGGCCGCATTCCTTGGGGGATGGGTGTTAAACAACATCACGCGCACGATCAATCGGATTGATAAAGACTTGCGTGAGATGCCCCACATCTACGTCACGAAGGACACTTACCACCGCGACATAGACGAACTGAAGGACATCTGTAGGCAAATCTTTGCCAAGCTAGATCACAAAGCAGATAAGTGATGGAACCGATAACCGGCATTCTTGCGGCAGTATCAGCAGCGAATGCCGCCTTCGGTGCAGTCAAGAAACTCGTCGCCACGGGCCGCGAGATTCAGGACGTTGCCGGTCAGATTGGCAAGTGGTACGGGGCCTTCGGGGACTTCAATCGCCTCGCCACCGAGAAGGCCAACAAGAAGCCTTCCATCTTCAAACGCTTGTTGCATGACGGCAGCATTGAGCAGGAAGCCTTGCAGATCACGATGCACAAGCAGGCGCTGATCAAGCAGGAGTACGAACTCAAGATTCTGATCGTCGCTCACTACGGCGAGAACGTCTACAACGAAATGATCATGGAGCGCATCCGGCTTAAGCGGGAGCGCGACAAGAAAGAGCGTGAGCATCGGCTGCGGCAGCAGGATTTCATGCTCAACGTCAAGTACGGTGGGGCGATTGCATTTCTCGGAACCGCTGTCTTGGCGGTTCTTTACTATTTGGCAGACAAGGTGAGGCACTAATGCTTTCTCTACTCTCGACCCTTGGCGGCTTGCTGATCAGCGGCCTTCCCAAGCTCTTAGACTTCTTCCAAAACAAGGCCGATCAAGCGCACGAACTGCGAATGATGCAAGTGCAGACTGAGCGCGAACTGCAAATGGCAGCAGCGGGGTTTGCGGCGCAGGCAAGGATGGAGGAAATCCGCACCGAACAGGTGATGCTAGAGACAGACGCCCGCATGACCGAAGCGGCGCTGAAGCACGATGAGCAAGTGCTAGAGAAGGCAAGCCGGTGGGTGGCAAACTATGTCGGGACGGTGCGTCCGACCGTGACCTACATCTTCGTGTTTGAATTGGTTGCCATAAACGCATTCATGGCGTGGTATCTGTGGAACCATCCACAGCTTATTCAGAGCATGGACGACATCATTCAGTATTCCGACCTGATTTTCTCGACCGATGAAATGGCAATGCTTGGGGCCGTGATCGGCTACTGGTTCGGAACACGCGGGTGGGCTAAGAAGTGAAACTGAGCAAGGCAGGCGAAGACCTCATGCACAAGTATGAGGGCTTTAGAAGCAAGCCTTACCTTTGCCCTGCCCACATTTGGACTATTGGGTACGGCCACGTTCTCTATCAAGAACAGATCAGATTGCCGGTAGTCCGAAAAGAAGGCTACACAGGAATGATTCGCAATGAATACAACATCAAGCCCGAAGACAATCGCATATGGACGAAGACCGAGATTGATGAGTTATTCCGCGATGATGTCGGCACTTTTGAACGTGGTGTTTTTCGACTTGTTCCCGGTGTGGTTGGGCGTCAAGGCAGCTTTGACGCTCTTGTATCTTTTGCCTTCAATGCCGGTCTAGGCAACCTTCAGCGTAGTCAGATCAGGATTCGCGCCAACCGGGGCGATTGGGAAGGTGCAGCAGATGCGTTCCGTCAATGGACACGTGGGGGTGGCAAGGTGCTGCCGGGGCTAGTCAGGCGCAGAGAAGCCGAGATAGCCCTTTTCCTATCTTAAGGATAGACTAGGGCGGTAGTTGCCTCTCTCCTGCTGAGTTTGTCGGATGAACTCAGACTTAGCCCCCCTTAGCGGGGGCTTTCTTTTGCCACTCAGACAGGATCACTCGCTCAAGGTACTTGCGGCCTGCGATGCCTCGGTGCTCCTCCACACCGCGAAGATACTCCCGACGCTCTGCAAGGGGTTTGGACAGGACGTAGCGGGCTTCGCACTCGGCGCGAAATTGCTCAGACGCACGATAGTCTCGGGCTGCCCCGGCTTTTGACGGGTCAAGACCTTGTGCTTGTTCTTGCACATTCGTGACCTTCTTGTCCACTGCTCTGTTTTCCTTGTCTCAAGGGTGCGAAGATAGAAACCACACTCAGGGCATTTCATCTTTGGACAACTCAAGGTCAATCATCAGGTTGCGGATGGTTGCATGAAGCATACCGATTTCCCGGTTCAGCCTTGAGATGTCATCGTCAGGACAAATGGCTTTTGCTTCGTCGTAGATTTTGTTAAGCAAAGCATCGGCGACTTGGTGAGTTTCGTCTATTCGTTTCTTGTAGTTCATCGCACCATCACGAATCGTTCGCTGCTGATCACGACGGCAGGCTCCATGTCCTGAGCGTCGCCCCTGTCTTGTCTGCCCCACCACACAAGCCCATCATGCTGAAAGTCGTCAATGCGGGCATAGCGCACTTGGTCTGTGAAGCCAATCAAAAGGACAAACGCACAACCACTGACACGGCACATCTGCTCGGCAGCACACCACTTCCCAAAGCTGAGTTTGTAGCCACCCATCTTTTTGATTTGCTCAAAGGTGTGGTTTCTCACTTTGACTTCGACGAAGCCGACAATCTGCTCACTTCGCTCAATCGCAAAGTCGAGGTGATAGCGAATCGGCAGCTTGCGTAGCGTGCATTCAAAGGTCTGCTCGAAAAAGAGCGCGAGGCTGCGCTCTTTCTCAAGGTTGGACTCTGTTTCGTACAGCGGCCTCATTTGAATATCCAAAGGATTGCCAAGATGACGCCTATGCAAACAGCGGCCATGCGCCACTCTCTAGGATTGTCTTGTTCAATGATGGGATAGCCGACCACGAACTCGCATTCGGCCATCGTGCGGGGTGTCTTGTAGTGTGATGATTTCAATTTCTTTATGCCTCAATTTGTGACAAGGTTGACAAAGCCAAACCACATCAAGTGGCTTGTCATAGTCTTCATGGTGAGCAAGTGATTTAACAGCCCCGCATCGGGAGCAGGGCTGTCGAATCAACTCACCCTTGCGGACGGCTCTAGTAACTGCGTTATGTGCCCGCGTTCTGCGCTTATCTTCTTTTCTCCAAGCGGCAGATATTGCAGCGGCGGCTTTTTTTCTTTCAGGGTTTTTACTTCTTTCTCGGTCATATGCCCTGATTTTTTCAAGGTTGTTGTTTCTGTGTTTTGTAACATCATTTTTGGTGCATTCTTTGCATTTGTTTAGATGACCGTCACCCATCGCTGAGTGTTTGTAAAACTCATCCAATAGCTTGACGGTCTTGCACTTAAAACATTCTTTCTCCGAACGAGTCATGCCGAACTCCTTGTGCTTGGGGTTCGACCATTATAGACCCGTTCTAATTAAAAGGGATGTCTTGATCTTCAGGGTTGTTGGCGGGATCATGGCGGCGACCCGACGCGGAAGGGGGCGACTCTTTAAGCCTGTCCCCGGCAAATGCAACGCTGTCCACAGTTCCAATCAGCATTGGATTGGGCTTGCCTTCTTCATTCGTTAACAACTTAACGTGAACATCTTTAAGGTCTACAAACAGGCTTACACCTTTCTTCAAATAAGGCGCAAGAGACTCGGCGCGTTTGCCGAATAGCGTTGCAACGACCCATTGAGACGGCATCTTGCCTGTTTCATCTTTTGCGCCGTAATTCCACGCAAGTGAAAGCCTGCACATAGGCTCTCCGGCTCCGGTGTAGCGCAACTCCACATCCTTACCAATGCGACCAACTCCAATTAGCTTCATCATTGGGAAATCCTTTCGACCATCTTGGTCACTTCATCTAGAAACAAACGCACTTCCTTCTCAATCTCCGCAATCAGTGCGTCATCGCGGTCAACCCTGACAATCATCATCTGAAGATGGTCGGGGAATCGGGGGTCATAGCTCACGAAGTCGCACCACGCCCTGCCCGTACACGCCATCTGCCACTGCATCTGATAGACGTACTTTGTGTCGGGCTTGCGCGTGGACAGGTTCTTGAGGTGTTGTTTGGATTCAGGGCACTTGATCTCGATCAGCCCATCTTCCCCGACAAACCCATCAGGCGATGCGCCGGACATGCGAATAGTCGGATGGTCGATCATCCCTACCTCGGTCACAAAGTTTCCGGTGGTGGACTCATAGGCTGATCTAGCCACGGGTTCCTGATCAACGCCCCACTGCATCGCGGCATTCATAAACGATGGCGCTTGAGCATTGGTGATGCGCTCTAGGGCTAGCTCCATCAGGTAGTTTTCCCGCGAAGCCCCGTAGCCCGTTTTAGTCTTTGCCATCACATCGGCAATTCGAGATGCCGTGGCCTTGCCTAGACGGGCGGCGAACCATTCAGGTGATTTCTGTTCCATCATTGCCACACCTCATTGTCATCACCGCCTGATGTTTCCACTT